CATTATCGACAACGAGGCAAAGGAAGCGTATCTCCTGGTTGAATGTTACGGGTTTATTTTCCAAGGTTCCATAAAACCGCTGCCCGTACAAGGCATCTACCTTGTGCTCGCCATTGGCGAGCGGCACACGAATGAAACGGTAGTAGCGCCCGGACGGTTTTCCGGTATCGAGAATTGTGTTGCCTTCGAACACGGATGCGCCGGATTTGATAGCCTGCTCAAAATCCTCACGAGTTAAATTGATAGTCATAATTTCTTCCTTTCTGTTTTTGTTATTTTTCAGCTGTTTTCTTCGATGCACAATTTGCTGCTACGAATGTTTTCCAACCATTTTTCATCCATTACATTACCAAAACGATATTTCTTCTGCGACTCGTAGGACAAATCGCAGCCGGAAACGACATCACCGATGGCGTTCAAGTACAGCTCGCCGCTGTAAAAGTCGATGCCGCCGGTTTTGCTGAATTCGTATTCGAGCTTATCTACATAAGGTTCACGTTTCTTATAGATATTCGAATCGAGATTCTTAGCACGTCCCTCGTTGAGAAGATAATTTTTGTGAAAGTCCGTCACCTTATCATCGTAGTTGTATTTCAAACCACTGAGAATACTTGCACTTTCGCTGGAAATTTCTTCATGGAAATCATCGCTGCTGATACAAAGACCACACGAATAGTCATCCTTGTCATCGCAATAATTCCACCACTCCAGACTCGCCATAGCAAGGTCAGCCATCTTATCGACGGCTTTTCCGTTAGTGACCATATAAAAGCTTCCAACGGCGATACCGCGCTCTTTGACAGCTTTCAAGGTGTATCGAATTGCAGGTATGTTCAGAGAAATTTCGCCGCCGGTAAAGGTAAGAGAGCTGATATAAGCTCCCTTCTCAAAGCTGTCGAGAAAAGCATCGATGTACTTCTCCTGAATATCGATGCTTTCGGCATCTCCGCGCAGGCAGTGCGCACAGCACATATTGCACCGGCGCGTAACTTCTATGAATACGCTGTTTGCAGCATAAATACGCATTTTTTCATGTCCTTTCTGTTATTCTTCCGTGCAATCGTCGTAGTCATCCATGAAACTCTCGTTGCGGTCAACGACAACATTCACATCCGGCGGCGCAATTTTAGCCAGACCATAGTTCAAGAAGAACGAGCCGGGAATGTCATCGACATCGCCCCAGTTGCAGCAGCCGCAGTTGATTTCCAGCTGTCGTTTGCCTTCATCCGTATTGAGATAGTCTTTGACAGCACTGCGCAGGACGCTTTCTGGGTCATGGATTTGCTCCGGATTGTAGCTGAATTGCATCAGTGTGCATTCCGTTGCGGATAAGCCAATGACCTCATTGGCGACGATTGTAAAAACTCTTAACATTGGTGTTTACACTCCTTTTTTGTTTTGACGCAAAAAAGGGCGGACCTCTCAGAAACGAGAAGTCCGCCCTTTAAGCGAAATTGTGAATTGTACGAAAGGCACAATACCTTTACGATATGGATGTTATCTATCGTACAATACCCATTCTATTCGGTTCGCACATTTTGGCAAGAAAAAATCGCTGCCCATTTGTGTAGGCAGCGACTGATTTACTTGCTATCGTTTTAGTACCTTATCGGCGTTTGCCGTTTTCGAGTCAGCCAGAGCACGTTCCTGAACCCGGTTCGTCCAGAGCGGGACATTCCGTGTACTACTCAAATAGGCTTATATGGATAAGAGGCCGATTGGATATTTACGGATTGCAGTAACCGCAAGGTGTATATCCCTGTTCGACAAGTTCCTCTCTTGTGCCGGTATACTCCTCTCTGTTTGCATCGCTTATCTGAGATGCAGAGGAGCAGTCTGGACGGTGAAACTTGCGAGAGTTCGTGTTCAGGATGTAGGTCTCGGAAATTGTGTCAGGCTGTTGCGGCTCTTCCACCTCGGCGCTAGAGGTTTCGATGTCCTTATGGTACTCCCCATACGAGAAGGTGACTTCCGTACCGTCAGAGGTGCAGTAGATATCACCGAGTTCGTCCGTTCTGAGCACCTCAACTCCCGCGCTGGCCAGCTTTGCGAGGGTTTCGCTGTGCGGATGGCCGTAGCTATTGTCCTTGCCACAGGATATGACGGCATAAGTAGGGTTCACGGCATCCAAGAACGCCTGAGAGGTGGAGGTGCTGGACCCGTGATGTCCGACCTTTAAGACGGTGGATTCGATGTCTTGGCCGGATTCGAGTATCTTCTCTTCCGTTTCCTGTTCGGCGTCGCCTGTGAACAGGAAGGATGTATCGCCGTAGACAATGCGAATTACGATGGAAGTATTATTCGTGTCCTCAGGCACGGAATTGACAGCCACAACGGTGACGGTGGCTTCCCCTAGGGTGAATGTATCCCCCACTGCCGGAACTGTTATACCGCCGCCTTTCTCGTCCGCACGAGCCTTAAAGTTCCGGAATGCTTTGCTGTCATACTCTGTTACGGGACAAAAGGTGACATCGGCTGTGTCAGCCTCGAAGGCACCTGAAAGACCTCCGATGTGGTCTTCGTGGGCGTGTGTTCCTACGACATAGTCTAAGTGTCCCTCTGTCTCACGCTGTAATACAGAATATACAAGGTTCGAGTCATCGGCATTGCCGCCATCAATGAGCATTGAGTGCCCATCACATATAACGAGGGCGGAATCTGCCTGCCCGACATCGATAAAATGGATGGTAAAGCTGCCGCCTTCCGATACGCCAGCCGTCTCCTGACCGCTTTGTGCGGTAGTTTCTGAGACGACCCCGGATACAGGAAGGCTTCCCGGAGATTCCGGTGTCTGACCGCAGCCTGTGAATGTCAGTGTGAAGAACGCAGCAATTACCGCTGCAGTTCTCCGAAGAAATTCGTGTTTGGTTTGCATGGGTTTTGTTCTCCTTTCAAATAAAAAAAGCGGACCCATCCCCCGAAAGGGATAAGTCCGCTAAAAACGAAATTGTGAATTGTAAGATATCTGGTATCTATCGTACAATTCTATTTTACCGGTATCGCAAGAACATGCAATACTCAAACCGTATCCGAAACCTCATGGCACAGCATCCTGTCCGCATAAATACAGCAAAGAACCAAGCCAAGGCTCGCAACGCAGCCGAACGCGACATGTTTCGGGGAAAGAAGGAGCCATTCGATGTCGTTCATTACTTTCACCCAAAACAAAACGCCCATCATAGCAATGATGAGCGGAATAAAGACAGTTCCTGTGTAATGCAGGAATTTTCGGATTTTTCTTTTTTGCATCCTAAAACTACATCTCCAATCATGCTTGCAAAACAGCCTGAACCACATATCTCTGATTCGTTGGGCTGTAATACCCAAACGGATAGCAGGTATACATGATAAGTTTATCGATTCCGTCTGTGAAATTAACGAGGACAGTGCCGTCATCCGCAATCACAGTGCTCGCGTCCGAGGACACATAGCCTGGTTTTGCCAGGGTGACGGAATACACATACTCGCCGTAATCGGTGTCCACAACAAAGTTATCCCCTATGCTGACATATTGCAGCAGAGAAAACACGCTGTCATTATGAGAGCAAAGCAGATGCCCTCCGGTCACGCCGACTTGGTAAGAACCCGGATACTGATATACCCCGCCGCGTTGATTCAAAAGACTCTGGTCATCGCCCCAGATAAGAGAAGCGTTCAGACCAATCGCGTCACAGGTAATCGTGCCGTAGGCTTGACCCCAGGCTGCAGGGGCAACATCACCCCAGACAGAGGTCGCTGCCGCAGGTTCGGGAGTCGGCGCAGGCGTCGGTTCGGGAGTCGGACCCGGGGAAGGTTCTGGTTGCGGTGTAGGAGACGGTTCAGGAAATGCAGCGGGTTCCGGGCTCGGTTCCGGTACGCCGGATAAGTCCGGGATTTGCTGTTCTTTTTCTGCTGTTTCTTGCGTCGCAAATTCAGAAGTGTTGAGAGAGGATTCGGATTGTGCTGATTCGGCAGGCAGAGGTTCCGCTTGCCATGAACAGGCTGCAACACTGGTCAGCACAGCCAATGTTGCAACGAGTATCAGTGCTTTGGTTCGCCGCATATGAGTTTATCCTTTCTAAAACTAAAAATATATAAAAAAGCTGCCCTCAGTTCATGTCGAACCGGGGCAGCTTTTTAGCAACGGACATAATCAGCCATTTTTGTGTTTTTTCCGAGAGAATGTGCGGCTTACATTCCTTCACCTTTCGGATTCCGCATGTACTCATGCCGTCATAATAGAGCAGGACACCAATATCTTCTGGTATCTCTCCTTTGACCTTCTTATATAACTCTGTGGGCATCGCATAGTAGTTGCAGTGCCCGACGAAATTGTGCCCGTGTGCCGAGTGAAAATCGCTCACAGAAATCTTGATTTCCACACAAGTGATGACGGCATCGAGCGTATACAGATGGTTCGTCTTGTGGAAGTGGCACCATCGCTCGGAACAGTGCTCCCTGCAAGAATCTATCGACGAAATATCCTTGACGCAGGTTGCCTCTTTTGCTTTTTGCTGAATCGCGGCAAGCGAAGCACCCGTATCCGTTTCGATGAGCGAGGCTAGTTTACAGGTTCCGTATTTGGTTTCAGCGGTAAAGCATTCCTGCACCCGGACAAAATCGACCAATCCGGATTTGACAGACCCACATTCGACCGGCACTTCTAAGGCATCGAACCCTTGCCGAAACGAATCTGCTCGATACCCGCCGTAGCTGGTTGGATGCCACGCATGGAGCGCAGCCTCGATATCGCGGGTCAGCTGAGTTTTCGCCATCTGACATCACCGGAAAATCTGCTGACCAATCTCGACCATCTTACGGCGTTTGCGGTGCAGCGAAACAAGTTGGTACACAACGATGGCAAATGCCGCAGCGGCAAGAAATTTCAGAATCTTTTTCATGGTAGTTCTCCTTAGTCAGTTCATGGTTTAGTGTTTTGTCATTGCTCCGCAGTATATTGCCGCAGCATGAGTTCCTGCACGGTCATCACCGTGAAGCCTTCCTTTGCCGCCTCATTGAGGGCTTCGTAGTAGTCATCCACATACAGAGCCTGTGCAGCATTCAGACCGGCATCTTGGGTCAGAAGTTTCATGACGGAGGTCTTCCGTTCGGGGGTAGCAGTCCCGATGACATCGAGGAACTGTCTCGGATAGTGCATTTCAAGCCACTGCTTTTTATACGGCAGGGTCATACTGTCCTGTACGCGGGTAATGCAGTATTTTGGGATACCATCGCAGCTTTCGAGGAAATGTTGGACAAGCGTATTCGCTTCCCCAATCTCATCAAATACCTTGTACCCGCCCCGGTTCTCAGCCTCATACCGCAGTAGCCGTGCCCTGTGTGCATCAGCAGTCGCGTCGAGTTTCTGTTCACGATAATGGACGAGCAGAGTATCGTCGAAATCGAAGAACATCATACGAATTTTTGAGAAATTCATGGGTCTCACCTTCCTTCAGTTTCTCGCCGATGCAATTTCATGCCGAACAACATCAGCTTCGGTGTAAAACTCATCGCTGTAGTCGTCCTCATTCGTCTCCTGACAGACCTTGTGCCGGTGCGGCGCGGAACCTTCCTGCTCGATGAAAATACGCCAGACGCCAGAGGAGAAGCAGACAAAAAGCACCGTGCCGTCATCCAAATAGAGCCTGACACCGGCGACATCGAAACACCCGATTTCGTCCTCGAAGTATCGAGAATTTTCGATACAAACGATATCATCGCTATAGCCGTAAATCTTGACCATTCTGTTACTGCCCCCTTACTTGATTACAAAATCCTTTGTGGCATCCTCTGCCTCACTGTACCGGCTCACATTGCGCCTTGCAGCCTGCAAGAGAACATCACACTCGGCATCGAGTGCCGCCTGCATCGAAGTCTGCTGTACCTGCTTGGCACGGGATGTGTGAGCGTTCTTGTACTGCGGATACTCTGCGACGATTTTATCCATCAAAGCCCAGCGCTCTTTGTCGGAAAGTGCGTTCAGGTTGATGTTATCGCGGTGCAGCCGTTCAATGGCATAGTCTAAATACGCGAATTCATCCGCAGACGGGATAGCTTCTATATAATCCCGCATCGTGGCAGGAGGTCCGTTATAGGTCGCCATCGCTTCGTTGTACAGCGTTTCTGCAACCTCTGACCCGTACCACTTATCCGGCTCATAGCCATGGTTCCGGTACACTTCCGCCACCCATAAAGGGAATGCTTCGCTGTAGGTCATATAGTCCCTCCTTCTCAAAAATCACCGAACGAGAGCTGACGGCTCTGCGAGACCGGGATATTGGTTTTGGGCTTTGACGAGTGCTTAACTTCACCGTACTTGGTGAGATTCCGGCATTTATATCCGTAGCCCTTCTGTGCGGCAGAAATCGACTTGTATCCGTATCCGCTTGCATCGTCCAGCACCTGGTCCTTGTCGTTCAGATTGACGACAATATACCGCACATCGTTGGGCTTAGAGAGCCGGGACGAACGAATAACGGTATAGGGGATGCGCTTATCGAATTGAGGCTTTTCTTCTTCCGGGTCCGGTTCGGGCTTTGCGGCCTTCTCCTCTTCCGGCATTTCAAGCTGGACATCGACCCCTGCCTTAACGAGGGATTCGAGCGTAGAGGCAAGGGTCTCGTACCGCGTTTTTTCCACGGTATTCGTATCCTGCTTCTTCCGCTCCTTCCAGACCTTCAACAGCTGACGTTCGCTGAAATTGATGATAAGACCACGGTCTTTGAGCATCTTACGAACAACATAGGTGGAAAGAGAAGCGTAATTCGCATATTCGCCGATATGGTGCTTGATATCCACCTCGGTCTTGGACATAGCTGCTTCAAAATCCCTGTGATTGTCGAGCCAATCCTCAATAACGCTGAGCAGTTCCTTCTTGGACATGGATTCCTCTGCCAGCTGCTTGTTTTTCCGGACATAATCCTCACAGGCAGCGAGAATCGAATCGTAGCCGTTCATGGCGCTGTTATCGATGATTTGACGGTTTGCAGCATCCACAATGATATACTGCTCACCACGGCGGATGATAGAGATACCTTCGTCAGCCGTCTTCTTCTCTTCCTTGACATTGCCGCCAACATCGAATTCCGGCAGCGAATCATCGGTCATGATTTGCTCGATGATGGTATCGAGGTCCTGCGTATAGTCCTTGGAAATCGTATAGCTTTCGGCCTTGGCAAAGACCTGCTTCGTGATACAGGTGATTACCGCGTCCAGGAACTTGTCAGGGTCCGGTATCTCGATTTCATACATCATGTTATCGCGGATATTCCAGACAACACCCTGCTTTAACCCGGTAGCCAGCATATAGCAGGCACATTGCAGGAAATGCTTGTGCGCGAGCGAAGACACGAATTTCAGCAGATAGACCTTGTTGTCCTTCACGACATCCGCCATGCCGCTGATAACGAGTTTCTTCTTCGCCTTGGTATCTACCATGGCAGTCAACTCACAGCGTTCCTGTACGGACTCATCGGGAGTGAACACCATAGACAGGCGCTTGTTCAGGTCGGTTTCCTGCGCTCTCGTAATAAAGGGCAACTCAACCTGCTTCACATACCGGTCCTGACTCGTCATCAGCATCGTCAGGAACAGGACCTTCTCCTCCACGGATTTCCAGCTGGAAGGCAGTGCTACCTTCTTGTCGTTATGCAGGTACATGTAGAAGGCAATCGCGCTGTCGATATCGTGGTAGTCGAAGAAGTTCGCCTGCTGGTAGATGCCGATGCAGGGAGCCAAGTCAATCATCGCATCCGAATGCTTGATTTCGATTTCATGTACATCTTTATGGAAGACCGGCGTCGTATTGATAAGCTGGTAGCAGTGCTCTACATCCTCATCGAACTTGAAATCGAACATCTCAGAGATATCGAACTTTGTATTGAACTCCTGATTCATCTTGACGGGAGTCATCAGGGTTTTATCGCTGACCAGCCCAAATCTGTCCTCTTTTTTCGGAGGCTCTACAAAGATGACCTCATCCTTACCGCGACTCGCCGCAACGCAGAAAAGGTTTCTCAGAATCTCATACCGCGCCGTAGGCTGAAATACACGGGAGCACCAGTAGGATTCCGTGAAATCAAAGACAACACAGATGGGGCGCTCCATACCTTTACTGCCGTCAAAGGTTGTAAAGATACCAACGTCTGCGCCGGGTGCTACATGCTTTTCACCGTCCGGTTCCTTGATGCTGGCATATACATGGTTCTTGTCATAGAGGTTGCCGGGTCTTGCTTCCAGTTCATTCAGGACCTTGACCATAGACCCCGTTCTGGCACCGAGACACAGGACATCCTTCGGGTTCTTGGTATCCAGATAGTCTACCACCTGCTCGCGGGACATGGTCGATACCTTACAGTTCTTGTTCACGCCGTTGATATCCTTGCCCCAGATATTTCCGAGCCGCTGTGCAAGGTCATGGGACAGGCGGAAACATTGCGTGAAATTGACCTGCGTGTGCTTGCCTAAGAACTTATGGATGAACGACCAGATATCCAGCGAGGTCTGGTCATAGATTTTCTGCTTCATGTCCCCGACCGCGATGATTTGAAGACCGGGGTTCGATTCCTTGATGTATTCGAGCATCTTCGAGATTTCCTCGTTGATGTCCTGATACTCGTCGATGATAAGCACATCAAAGTGCCCGACAGGAACGCGCTTCTTCAAAACCATCCCAATCTGCTCGCCCTGTCCGACATTCTTGATGCCGCGCCGGTACAGGATTTTAGAGGCAAATCCATGATAGTTCTGGACCGTGACATTATCGTTCAGAATTTTTTCCTGTGCATCGAGTTTCAAAAGCCGGTTATAGGTCAGGTACAGAATTTCCTTAGAGGAATCAAACTCGTTGCACAAGACATTGATGGTGGATGTCTTACCGCTTCCGATACAGGCATCGCACAACACGTTTTTCCCGTCAAGCGCCAGCCGTACAAGGTCCTGCTGTTCGCTGGACAAGTCTTTGAGCGTCATTGTAATCCCTCCGAATACTAGAATGGCAGGCAACAAAAAGACCCTGACAGCCACTAAACAGCCGCCAAGGTACAGTTTTTAGTCTATAATTTAGATTGTATGCAGTTCGCACGAATGTGCAAGAGGCTGTGGATAAAAATCGCTGTTTGTATATTTTATTTTATCTGTTAACCGCCAGCAGAAAGAGGTTAGAGGAGCATGGGTGATGCAGTGCCCCTATACCAACTCGATACATTCCGCCTCAACACGGTGCCATTTATCGGTGCTTGCATCATATTCCAGCACATCTTTTCCGACCATTTCCCCGTTTTCGATGTACTCTAAAATGTGTCGAACTTGCATCGGCGGATTGTCGTTCTTTGCGTGCCACAACGCTATATCCTTGTTGTCGATGACGAACGCAGTTTTATAGCTGACAAAGGGGCTACCGAGAGGCTGTGTTTGCCGACTTGCCTCGTAGTACGATTTCACATAGCCATCACGGGAGGTGCTGCGAATAGCACGAGCGCCTTCTTTGTCGCCTTGCTCGTCCAAGGTTTGTGCAATTTCGTCTACACACCGGTTAAAATGCGTGAGGTCTTGACTGTTTTTGGCAAAAATCAGTTTTCTGATTAACCGCACTGCGTCTTGCTGCGTCACAAACCGCTCCTTTCACTTCTCGGTCGAAACCAAGAAGATTTTCTTTGAGAAAATCCCCTTCTCCGACGCTTTCTGACTTCTGACCTGTTCAATTTCTCGTTTGGAAACAGCGCAAGTCTTACCCATAGCGTACAGGACCTCCATCACATCCGCCATCTCTTCCGCGCAGTCCAGAGCGCTCCGCTCCTTGGCAGTGTAGGCTTCCAGCAGTTCGGCGACCTCTTCCTGCAGTTTGTTCATCAGAGCGTCCTCGTACTCTTTGTCGGACAGCGTGCGCGTCACACAGGTTTCCCCGTTCTTCTCAATGATAGCCGGGATATTATCCCGAACCAGCTTTTGGTACATCATAGTTTTACGCTCCTTCCAATCTACAGTGCCGCAGCGGTATGCGCAGCTCACGACAGGTGTTTTCGATTTCTCGTTCATCTGTGACTCCTTCAAAAACTACGCAGCCTTTTTGCTGCTGTTTAGATAAGTATGTGGACAAATCATCGTTTGTGACGGGAATGAAAGAGTATCCGCGTTCGTTGGCGTACATAGCTGCCAAAGCAGCCATCTTCTTACCGGATTCTGCAGCAATGACAACCTTGTCTCGCTTAGCCAGCATTCTGTCGAGGTATTCCGACATCTGTTTGTGAGACTTTGTCATCGATAACGGCGTTCCTGCAACTCCGCAAAAGAACCTGTCTTTCTCGCAGAGTTTCTCTTCGCATTCTTTACACTGAAGGTATACGACATTACCGTTCGTATATGGGCAATAGTTACCCATACTTACACCTTTTTGAAATGTTGTTCAATATACTCATCCGGCAGTGTAATGTGCATCTTATCCGGACCTGAAAGTTCCTTGAAACTCTGCTCGCCGCCGCACCATTCTAAGCGCCAGATGGTCCCGCGCTTTACCCGATATGGAATTTTCTTGCCATCTTGACCGATGGCATCAAGCCATACATCGAACGGCTTGACGCATTTATAGTTTGTATTGTACATACTGACCCCTCACTTTTTGGGCAGTACCCAAATCTCAACGTTCACATTCCAAGCGTTGGCGGCTTCCTCGATAAGGTTCAGCACTGTCACCCAGTTTCCGCCTGCCAACCCGCAGCCGAGACCGTAAGGAACGCGGAAAGTTGCGTCAGGGTGTTCTTTCATTACTCTGAAAAGAGCCGTTCCCAGCGCCGCGTAGTTCGTCTGACGCTTATCTCTGCCAAAGCTTGATTGCCCGAACAGGTTGGCGACATATAGCTGCGGGGCGACCTGAACCACCTGAAAGTCACCGAGTTTCTTTGGACTGCAAACTTTCACATATTCGTCGAACACGACGGGCCACTTATCCCGAATCTGTCTGGCAAGACCCGCACCCATTGCGGCACGACAGTTCACCTGATGGCAGATGATAGTATTTTCGTTACGAGTCGGCGGTGTTAAGATATTGCCCTCAATAAGGTTGACACTCATAGTCATTCACCAATGTCTAAGATTTCGTATTTTCTCGCTGCAAACCCCAGCAACTCATTGTAAATGCGGGTCGCGATTTCAAAAAACTCGGTATCGCAGATTTCCTTTCTGCGCAGGAAACGGTTGTCCTTCTGCATCTCTGCTGCGGTATTTGCCACGATAGCCCAGATGCAGCTGTTGATGACAACGGGCGGCACAATGTCGTCTGCCCAATTCTCAACCGCATATTCGCTGACCGCATATTGCGTATCATACACTTCATCGTTCAGCTTTGCGCTATAAAACCTTGCCTGTCTCTCGCCCATGATGGAGTTTATGATGCTCCGGGCAGTCTGGATATCTTTGCCTTCCACATTGCAGATTTCAGGACCAAAGAAGCCTTTCGTCTTGTTGCTGAGAAGGACAAGCTGCATCGCCAATGCCGTAGCGCACTTGGAGAATTTCTTGGCATAAGTATCCGGTATCTCAACAGGAATATATTCAGCCGCAGGACCCTGCAGATAGTATTTCTGTGTATCTTTTTTGTCGTGCGAACTCTCGAACAAAATCGAGGGCAACGCAACCATAATCGCTTCATTTACATTTGCTTTAACAGTTCGTAAAACTGCGATATTTGCCAGCATGCCTTTATCCTCCTCGCCTTTTACTGAGCTTGATACTTGGCGATAATTCGTCTTGCTTCCCTTTTCGGTACGCCGAACAGAGATACAGCAATTCGACTCAATTTATCCTTCTGTGTGGGGTCTATCAGGACCACGATGCGATGCATATCATGGATGTCAGTAGCAACAACCACCTGAGCATATCCGATTATATCTTCATCGAACAGCCGCTTTAATTCTTTTGCAAACTCTTCCCTGCTGAGTTTATGCAAATAATCGCTGTTAATGAACATGTCGAGTGGGAAAATATGCTCGTTATCGAACTCCTTCGGATGCGCATTTGCAAGGTCGAGTTCCGGGCGGAACATGGTTTTATCATGCACCAAACCGTAAATAATGCCGGCCGCTTCTCCGCTTTTGCAATCAATTTCAAATTGTCCTCGCTGTGCATCAGCCATAGGTTGTCCCCTCCGCCAGTTTTTCGTATATATTCTGTGTGCGTGTGTTGTTTTCGTCTTTGTGCATGAGCACGACATTTGCCATGCTGGTATAGTAGTTGGCTACACTGTTACCTTCTACGGTAAATTTTATGTTCTGCCCGCTATCGACTACCTCGTAGCTGATGAGTTTATTCGTGACCCACTGATTATTGTACCGAAAGTATATGTAGTTGTATTCTGTGGCTGCGGTCTCAGGCGTCATGTTTTTTTCCGAACCCACCGACTCGACAGTCTCAGGAGTTGCCATCTGAATGATTTGCGCAGGCAAGTCCTTGATGCCGTCAATCGTCTTGTCTGCCACCTCACTGCATCCCTCGAACGCTACAGAAATGGTTGCGACAGCAAGAAGGAGGAGTGCTTTGTGGATGAACGAGAGGAATTGCTTCATAGACATGCCTCTTAAATATCTTCGATGATACGGAATGTTTTGCTTGTTTTGATACTTGCATTATACCATGAAGTTGTATTGAATACAACGATGAACGCTATATGTTCACGGATTAGATACATTTTTGGCAAAGCAAAAAATGCCCGCAAAAAGAAAAGACCCGCCTGTTAGCCGCAGGCAGGTCTTCTTTCGCAGCGAGCATTTTAGGTCGGCTCTGGACCCTATTCGTCTTTACCGAAGCAACGCAGTCAACGCTGTTCAGTATGTTCTATTGTATGCCAGTCGCACGGGTCGTCAACTATGTTTTGCAGCTACACGGCAAAAAGGCGTTTCACCCGCTGATGCAGGCAAGACTCCTAATTGGCTCAGCTTAATCTTTGAGGTCGAAGCTATACCCTTTCTTATCCATCGTCACGAAGCCATTGCGGGTCTGACATATGCTGTCACCGAAATAAACTTCGAGGCTCATGCCGGTGTCCTCGCCATCCAGCCACTGCGGGCGTATATAGGCCGCAAGGTCGTACAATACGCCGACAGCATTCGCAACCAGTTCATCGTTGTTCAGTGCATCGTTAACCGCTTCGTCATTAGCCTCAACAGGAATGCCGATAGAAATAGTAATGGTGTCTGGTGTGTTGTCGCCTAAATGACGAGTAGCGGTGAGCTCAAATTTCAGGATGTTAGTTTCCATAATATGTTCTCCTTTGTATTGATGTGTGTGCTTGCTACACTTTCAATTCTAGGCCGTTCGCATAGTCGGTCAACTACCACACTGCCCTGAAATCCGGCTTGGCCGGATTTTCCGAAAATTTCTTTTGGAAACAAAAAATAGCCCGCACAGAACTGAATCTGTACGGGCTGGTATTAGTCATGAGGATGTTCGTGGCAAGGTTCAGGAGGCATACCATGCGGGTCAGGCTCAGGGAAGCGGCCATGGTCCCCGATGATTTCCGAAGTACGGATACCGTTTGCTTTCCGGCAAGCCTCGATGGTCTTAGAAAGCACTTCCTTGACATCACGCGGGTTCTTGATGCGGCGGATGTCGATTTCCGGTGTCATAGCATCCGTGGAGCAGAGATGGATGCTGCCAACTCGGCACAGACGCTCATAGAAGTTCTGCTTGAATGCGATGTCCCGGACGCGGTACAGCTGAATTTCATCCTCGCGCAGGTTAAAGCAGCCACGCTGGATGATGAGTTTGGTCTCGGTCAGGGTGTACTTCGTAAAGGACAACGGCAGAGAAAAGATGGTGTGGCGTTTGCGGTCGGTCCAGAGAATTTTCTCCTTGTCCAAATCGATGCCGAACTCGCCGTTTTTGAGGGTAGACATGGTATGGCTCCTTTCGTTATGGAATTTGTTTTGGTTGTTGGTATTTAGTGGTTGGTTCAGAGATGATTTGTATTATTTACATTATACCATTCATTTGTGTAGTTTACAATCGGGTAATAGGAGTTAAGTTAAGAATTGTCATTGCGTGGCGAAAATTATGTTAATATTATTTTCGCCCTGAAAGTCAGACCTTTATTCAACTGCCAAAAGAGTAATAAATATCAAATTGACCATTTCGATAAACCACTTCTATATCTGTAATATTTGGAAAGCTAAATGGTTTGAAGTCATTACATATCGCTAAATTTTGTCTTTTGCATGATTTTTCCATGTTATTGGTGTTGAAATACAGTACCCGTTCATAGTCTCGACCCCAAGTGTCATGTATGACTAAAATAATATCTTCAATACCATAAGGCGATGCTGTCTTTAATACATCAATAAAGTCTTTGGAAATTGGGAACTGGTCATGGTTTTGCTTTTTGTATCCGTTTCCATAATTCACTTGCCATTTTGCTGCACAAGGAATGCACAAATCAATTAAAAAGCAAATATCTTTATGGGAGCAACCAATTCTATCACAATAGCTACCAATTTTCTTCAGATGCTTTGACATGATTCTGTTGAATTCTTTGATGAATTGGTAATAATCAAAAGCGTTGACGGTCAAAAGTTCATTTTTTGCTATTTGTGTTAAGTCGTGTAATGCTGTAATTTCATTTCCGTCAAGATTGTTGTGATAATTATTATATGTTTCTTTTCCTTTTTCTGTTTGTAATTTTGAAAATATTCTGATTCCTTGATTACGGGTGTATTCAAAACCGATTGAAAAATGCTCAATACCGCCTTTAAAAAGTCCTGTTTTCGGTTCAATTATTGTAAAATCAAGTGGTTGATTAGAAGCGGTTGGTATGATTTTATAATTTCCATTATTAGTTATTTTAGCCAATACAGATTTTACTGCAGGTGTCTGGTTTCGCTTGTTTGTAACAATATTTAAACATTCTTTCTCAGCTTCATACTGAGATTCTGCTCCATTAACGTCAATTATTTCGCTTGACATTCTTTCACCTTTCTTCAATACAAAAAACCTCCCACCGTAGTCAGTATGATACCGATTACGATGGGAGGCACAAAACCTTTTATGATGGTTCTATTATATCACGCATTACAAAAAACTCAAGGTCAATCTCAACAACTCAGTCAATATCTAAGTTGCCAAAATCCTCGGCGGGAGGCTCGTTGTACCTCAGTCGCATCCCTCTGCCTCCTCGTCGTCATCAAGCAAAAGAAGGTCGTCATCGGTGACGGGGATGTCTTCCCGGATGTCCTGCTGAGGCACGAATGTGGCAGCGGTGACAACATAATCGCCGCTTTTGAGCACAGCGTCTGCACAGTAGCAGAATCTCCTGCTTCGGGGGCAGAAGCGTTCTGGACGGATGCATCGGGGTTACGCTGGACATCTACCTCGGCATCAAGTGCCGGGATGAAGACCACAACGGTCTTGGGCTGACGGTGGTTACGGTTCCAGAGTAAGCAGCTTCGCTTCCGCGAGTGCTCTGGCGGGTGGTTTTCTTAGTTTTGAGCATTGTCTTCTATCTCACTAATCTTGTATGCTTCATCATCAATATAATACAGCTTGTGCTTTTTCATATTTGGAAAGATATCGGCAAAGGTTTTGTCGGTCTCCATAAAGTCTGACTCATCAACTACACATTTTTCCCTGCTACTCTGTTTCAACTGTCGAATATACCCGCCGTTCTTCTTGAACTCCTCAAAAGTATAGGTCCCGACAACATTCTTGTCCACCCAGCATTTCACTTGCATTTTGCCGTTGTTCATGGGCTCAAAGTGCTCATTTGCAAAAGCAATTAGCATAGGACCAGCCGAATCAATAGCCAAAAAGCGGTAGGCAAAGTCCTCGTCCTTCATAGCTTCAGCTTTTGAGTTTCAGACAAACGGAGAAGGAATACAAATGTCGTATATATTCCCATCTGTGCCATCGAACATACCGTACATAAAGTATCGATATTTCATCATGTCCCCCCTATCGACTTTACTTATCCGACTTTGCCGCATTGCACTTTTTGCACAGCATCTGCAGGTTGTCATCCGTGGTATGCCCGCCCTTGCTCCAAGGAATGATGTGGTCACCTTCCATATCCTCAAAGGCGTACTCGGTGTTGATGCCTGCCTTCTTGGTTACATCATCCAGTACGAGTTTCTTGATGTAAGATTCCAGAGCGTTGCCAACATGCTTGATTTTCCATGATTTTTTGATAGGTGTCGAGGTTCCTAAAAAGTCTTTTGACGTATTCTTCTGTGTCACACTCACATGTCTTGTACGGGATTTGTAACAAGTACAGACCGTGGTCAACGCAATATTGCACTTTCATTAAATCGTGCTTTTTCTGCATCTGAAATGCCTTTTCTCCGCCGAAAACACTTCTTGGCTTATAGTGTTGAATCCCGTTGAATTCAATCACGGCAATCAGTTTGTCGTTTTGGTAAATGGTAAAGTCGAACCGTAGTGGATGTTTGTCTTTCAAATCCTCGAAACTTTCCTGCTGCTTATATGTAACACCAAGTTCATCCAAAACAGCCTTGACTTTTCGTTCTCCTTTTGACGCTTTTGCGCAAATCGGACACTCTGTTCCACCCGATGTTCGATGATTGATGGAAGCTGTGTACTCATTGCCACAGAACGGACAATTCCAAATAGCCTTGTAGTGTGTATGCGCCGATATTTGGTTTACAGGAACACTGTTTTTATCAGAATATTCACTTGCTATTTCTGGATATAAGGTCTGCAAATCATTCTTTCCTGTGGCGACCTTCTGCCCCGAACAATATGGGCACTTATGTCCTCTGATATGGATATTGATGGGACTTTGATATGATTGTCCGCATTTATTGCATACCCACCAAGCTTTATATCCACTTCCATACCGGTAATCCGATGGACCATTCTCGTTTCTTGAACAATCCCATTCTTTCGCGATTTCCGGATGAACCGTTTGTAGGTCGTTATATCCTTTAAGTAACGCTTGCCCTGAACAATAAGGACATCCGTAATTTTTACTTGTTTTGTTGTTTAGAGATTGTAGATACGAATGTCCTTTCGAGCAAAGAAAATAGTATTTTTTATTTGTCCTTGGATGCACTTCTGATGGCAGCACGCTGTTCTTTGAATAATCCCATTCGGATGCAGCTTCCGGGTATAAAGTAGCAAAATCATTAACTCCGGACACAACCTTTTTTCCCGCGCAATACGGGCATCCACACCGTATTTTTGGATTTATATGATTGCCCGCGTTTTGAAAAAATGAGCCATGTTCTCGGCATATAATCTCTACCTTTGATACAGAGTTTTTATACTTCACCTTTGAGTAATCATAAGTGTCACCATGAATTTGTTTTGCTCTGGCGATAAAATCTTCTGTTGTCATTGCTTTTCTAATCCTAAATAAAAAAGCCGTCATTGCACGATTACAATGACGACTACCATTTTTCTGTATTATCTGTACTCTTTAAGCTGTTTTTGGCTAAGCCTCTTTTTAACAACCCAAGAGTAATTTCAAGAGGTTTTATAATATCTTCATAAACATAAACTACTCTACGATGCGCAAAATTATTTTCATCGTTGTAAACCATCATTACAAAATCAGGATTTCTTGTATTGTCATAAGCCTCGTCTTCGCAAAAGCCACAATCTCCGCCCACCATAAATTTGTCCAAATCACTGAACGGATGAATGTCAACGAACCATTCTGTGCCTTGTCTTCCAAAATCGGATGGAGAGCCACGGTTCGTATCAAATGGATGGGCCGTTGTAATGCTTCTTAATGTTCTAAATCGAACGATTGTTTCCTTTTCATCGTCACTTAGGTAACTTGAGCAATCTCTTTCCAGTGTGGCTTGAAATAGATACCTGATTGCATTTAGACACATACTGGTTTTTAAAATCAAAAGCAATGCGTCATCAGGAACATAAGACTCCTTACGCAAAATCACTAATATATCACCAAGATAATAAACTAGCATCTGTTTTGCGGCGAGAATTTTGTTTTTATCTTTACCCTTTTTGTTTGCTATATTGCAAATTTTGGCGGCTGCAGAATTTGTTAGGCAAAGTTTTCTTTCGACTTTTTTAACATCTCGCATGATTTTCTCGCCTCTTGCTCAACAGTCATATTTGATTTTACGAATAACGCAAAATGTATTTATTGTCTTCTTCAATCGGAGGAGTCAAAATCAATTATTTATCGTTCAGAATTCCCAGCAACTCATCGAGGCTGGTCACATACCGGTATTTCTCTGCCATCTCGTCAGGCACCGGAATCAACTCACTCATGTAGTAAAGAACCTGCACGCCATTGCTGGTGCATTCGTTATACTTGTCGGTATCCCGCTGCTTTCGTGCCTCGAAATCCTTGTCATCGCTGCCGTAGGGATAAAAGTGCTGCACCCCCTGACACTCGATAGCGATTTTTTTGCCCGGCAGGAAGAAATCCAAGCGCTTCTTCCCCATCCACGGAAACATCTTTTCCCGCTGATACTCGATGCCGTTGCATTTGAGCATCATGAGAACATCGTTTTCGAGGTAGGACTTCTCGCGCAGGAAATCTTCCGTGTTCCGATAGATTACCGGCTTGGCAGTCTGACTGATAGCCTTGTTGGGGTTCAGTTTCTTGTAATGCACGGTCGTCGGTCGGACATAGACGACCTTGCCGCTTTGCATGTGCCGGAAATGCCCGCAGCGCTCAGATTGGAGCACACAGAACCCGGCAAACGCCCGTTTCCCTCCACCGTCATTCACATAAACCACAATGCCCTTTTTGAGGTCCACGATAGTCTGCTTGGTGGTGTTCAGACATTCTCTGACATCCTTGACCGATTCCTGTTCCCCGTTCGCGTGTACGATGCGCTGCTCAACCTTCCGACTCAGACACCGCCGCTTCCAGAGACATATCGTATGCAGCCAGATTTGCAGTATCAGCGCCGCTGAGCTCGGAGCCGTCACAGAGTTCCGTATATGTAGGGAATCGCGCTCGGTTCGCAGCCACCGTTCCAGCAGGTTGCCAGACTCGTTCAGAACGGAAAGGCAGCCGTATACCCCATTTCGTGTATTCACCGCCATCATTAACCCGTCCACGCCGAATTCCTTCTCAGCCCTTCTCAGCTCGACAAATGCCGTCATTTCCCGCATCCGCCAGTTATCGGTAGGCATGACCATGGCGCAGGTATTCTCACCCTCAAAACCCACGAGAATCGGGCACAGGAAAGTCGTATCAGCCCTTCTATGGACAAGGATATAGAATGATGCACCGTAGGTGTCATCCACCTTGATAGCGTACTCATCGTAGGGCTCATGCCCATACTCGCCGCTGTTCAGTCGGAAATCACTGATGACTGATTCGTTGTCGGTCGTGAGTTTCGCAATGGTAGGCAGCTGCAGTATACGAGTAAGGCTCTTGACGACCTTATAGCAATCTGTTCCCTGCCCCTGCATCCGGTACTTGTCATGTGTCAAGTAGTATTCTCGTTGCCATTCGGCGTTTTTGTTATTCATGAGTAGTCCTTACTCCCGGCTATTTCTGCCGAGAATCTGTAGGTATGTTATTTTTCTGTATCAAGTGCTTTCAGCATCTGTTCAGCCAATGCCACCGAAAGCAGCGGCGGGACGGCGTTGCCGATTTCTAAGCGTTTCAGGCAATCCGAGCCGTAGAACTGGTAGCTGTCAGGAAAACTCTGCAACCGTGCTCCTTCGCGTATCGTGAGTGCCCTAGAATCTTTCGGATGGATGCATCTCGATGAGGAGGGGCAGGCAAAGTTCCGTGTGATGGTAGTAGCAGGTTTCTCCCACCAGAGTTTCGCGTAGGTGTTCTTGAACCCGCTCTTAGGTCTGAGTTCTTCCGACAAATCATCTTTGCCTTGCCCATCTTTGAGCGCCGCCATGATTCTGCGAAGATGGGCGCTGTTGTTCGGGGCTTTATGCTCCGTAAGCGTATCGGAACCACCCTGCCGGACCCATTGAAGGAATGTATTGTCGGGAGGGGCGGCATACACGGTGTTTTTCTCCCCGCATGCCAGTGCAGGCAGGTCTTTGAGCGCATCTTGCATGGTCACATACGGCAGTAGACCTTCTCCATGTGTTGATTCCGGGTACTGAAAGGGATTCTCGCCCAAGAACCCAACTAGAATGACCCGTTCTCGCAGCTGCGGTACACCGTAGTCTACGGCATTGAGGATTTTGTATTGGAGGCTGTACCCAATATCCTCGAATTCCTTGCGGACACGCTCAAACAGGGCTCCTTTATCCATGCTCAGAATACCTTTAACATTCTCGAACAGAAAGGCTCTCGGATGTAAGATGCGGAGAACGCGCTTGTATTCCATGAAAAGATTTGCCCGCGCATCCATTTGGCGTTTACCGAGCGTAGAGTACGACTGACACGGCGGGCCACCGACCACGATATCAACTATACGGTTTCCTATTGCTTGACGGAGGATATTTTCAGACAGGTCTTTGATGTCTCCTTGCAGCATATTGACCGCAGGATGGTTGATGGTATATGCTTTCGCAATATCCTTTTGCATCTCGTTCGCCAAGATGATTTCAAAGCGGTCGTTTCTTGAAAACCCGTAACTCAATCCACCTACACCTGCGAACAGGTCAACGACGGTGTATTTCCTTGTCTCTGGCATGATGACTCCAATAAAAAATCCGGCACGAATCACTCATGCCGGACAATGACTTTCTTGTTCTTCGATTTTGTTCAGGATGCGGTACAGTTCCGTTCCTACGACTCTTGCGAGTTCGCAAGGCACTGCATTGCCGATTTGCTTATACTTGCTTGTGAGATTCCCGCAAAAGACCATATCTTTCGGGAATGTCTGGATAGCGGCTGCTTCTCTATAGGACAGCCGTCTGGTACTATCTTTCTCCCCGAACTGCCAAAGGTCTTTGCCGACCTTCACCATGTCAGGCGAACCTGGCCAGAGAGGCACTTGCTTTGCCATCGCGGGAATCGTAAACGATACGCTGTCCCATGCGCGTTTCCGGTTCCGGGACATGTAGCGCGAGGAATAGGCTTCTTTGCAGATTTCATCGTCCGTCGCCGGGGCTAAACCCTCTAATGCCTGCCGGATACTGATGCGGTCAGGAAACGGTGCAGGAACCTTGAACTCTACGCCATACTTCTCAGCAAGGTCTTTTCGGATGCCCACAAGGAGGATTCGCTGTCTATCTTCCGGGACATGATAGTCCGCAGCATTGACAAGGTTGATGGACACCACATATCCCTTGCTCTCGAAATCCGCGATGATAGCGTCCTTGATTTTTCCGCCGCCAAGCGTAAGCAAACCTTTGACATTCTCAGCAAGAAACAGCTTTGGCTGCTTCTTCTCGACCAGCTTGACACAATGCCGGTAGAGCACATTCCGGCTATCGTCGATTTTCCTTGGTCCCGATAAACTGAAGCCCTGGCACGGGAATCCGAAAGACGCGATATCGCAATCCGGGATAGTTTTGTAGTCTACTTTGCCGATATCGCCTTCTACCACCGTAGCATTACTCCACAGCCTATGAGTCTCGCAGGCATCATGATTGAAGTCGTTCGCCCATACCGTATGAAACCCCGCCTGTTCCAAGCCGATATCAAGTCCACCTGAACCAGAAAATAGCGAAACATGCGTGTATACTTTGTTCTTATTCATTTTTGGTCCTATAAAAAACCGATGCAGAATCGCTCCGCATCGGATACTTATTTACAAAAAATGAGCGTTAAAAGCGCGGAATGCACAAAAAACACACGCGCTCATTTATTGAACGCACGCGTGTGTTTAAGATGCTTTTTGTTTGTCGCTGTGCGAAAACAAATAGCGTTATCTTCAACGGCTTTGCGCCGCATCAGCGATTCGCTCTTTCGCAACAACAAAAAAATCGGCATCCTTTTCGATGCCGATAAAGTTTCTATTCGTATTTATTGCCGCCACGCCGGTCGAGCCGCTTCCCATACAGAAATCAAGGACCGTATCGCCCTCATTTGTGTAACTCCTGATGAGCCACTCACACAACGCTACGGGTTTCTGTGTTCCGTGCGCCGCACATTTCTGCTTATCGGTGGCAAAAGTTAGTACACTCGTAGGAAATCTCTCGGTGCTGTCGTAGCTTTTTGCCTTGTATTTCCCATAATCCTCAGTCATCTTGGAGTTCCGCTTGTGCTCAGCCGTTGAGACCTTTCTCGGATGCCCTGAGGTCTTCTGCGGGTTGTAGGTGGGCAGTTTCCTGTAAAACACTAGGATGTCTTCATGCGCTCGCAGCGGCATCCGGTTCGCGTTGAGGAATCCTACCGGAGATGTCTTCTGCCAGATGAGGTTATATCGCCATGGGATGACTTTGCTGTCCATCAGGGTCTTGGTGTATGCTCCCGCCGAGAAAAGAATCACTGCGCCGTTTTCGGTCAGGATTCTATCCAGCTGCTTCCAAATCCCCTGCTGTTTGTTTTGGGTCCAATCGGACATTGCTTCAGAATAGGAAATCCCCGTCTTGTAGCAGGAAAGAAGAAACTCAGTCAGGCTTAGGCGTTTGCCGTTCTTTTCAAGAAAATCTTCAAACGGCAATACCGTATCCCAAGCCTGATGTGTAATACCGTAGGGCGGGTCCGCTAAGACGAGGTTCACGGAATGTGCCGGAATTCCGTTCAGCTTCTCGCAGCAGTCTCCCTGCATCAACGTAACGGCGCTCATGCTTTACCTCGGAACAGTTCCTTCAAAGCATCCAGCTGGTCAGCCTGAACCCTGCCGTCTCGGATAATGGTAAAGAATCTGCCATCATCGAGCAAAGTCCTATCCTGCTTCCCGTACATCGTCACGATACCCATGTGCCGGCCTTTGAGGTAGTTCAGCATATCCTTTTCCGGGAACTCTTCCCGGAACCGCCACGAACAGATACTGAACGGAGCGTACTTATTGATAAAATCCTCACTGTCGCTGTGAAATGCCTCGTCCCGATTCCGGTATCTGTGATGCCGCGCCGTAGTCGCAAGGATATCTACTCCGTGGACTGTGGGCGCATCGGTATCGACCAGAGGCCCGAACACGACCAATTCCTGTACCTGAAACACGAAAGGTCTTTCCGCCTCGCTCTTATTGATGAGAATTGCCCGCTCAATCGCTTCCAAGCACCGTTTCTGTGCGAGCGTTCGTGAGTATTGCCGCTTCTTTTCCGCCATGATGATTTCCTCCGCAAAAACAAAAAAGCCCCGCGCAGACATTTCATCCACGCGGGGCTAGAACAAACCATGAGATTTTAGAAAACTGCTGCCGTCTGCAAAACGACCGGCACCACCGTACTAAGCACCAGGGTCAGCGTCATCATGACCGCCATGACGAGCGAAGCCGCCTTCTGAGCTTTCTTCCGATTTCACATCTTTTGTACCTCTTTTCGAGAAAAATCAAGCCGCAGAGAACGAATCCCTGCGGCTTACATACTAAATCACCTTATATTCTCCATTGTATCCAATTCGCACAAATGTGCAACTGCCAAGCACCGAACACGTATATTTTCAGTCACCGGGCTTGCCGCCTTCCTTTCTGCAGCCCGTTAGCAGCCTACCGAACGGCAGCAGCTGAATTCCCAGCGCGTCACCTTTCCCAAACTGCTTCGTCCAGAACGGAAACAAGGCGAACCCTTTCCTGTACCATCCGTTCTTGTATTCTCGTGTACTTTTTTGTATCTTTTTGTTGTTTTCTCTATTGCAATTCTATTTGCGTCCTTGTATAATAGTTACAGAATAATACACAAAGCTACAAAATGATACACGCGAAAGGAGTCGCCGTATGTTTTCCATCAAGCTGAACGCCCCTGTCCTGCTTCGCAAGCAGCTGCCGGTGATTGCCAAGGCATTGCATGTTGATGAAAAGGTCATTGACGATTTTCTATCCGTTTCGGCTTTCTATGGAGTTAAAGATGGCAAAGGTACGATTGTCCCGATAAAGAAAACGGATACTATTGTCCATATCGATTACAAAGCATATGATAACTACTACTTTGTTGTCGATGCTATCCTGCAATACGCCAAAGACGTCGATACATCTGTTACTCTCCCTGTCATCACTGAAATCGAACTTGGTACAGATGTTTTTAAGAAATTTTCTCCTGACCAACTCAGCGACATTATGTTTTTGACCAGAAGACTCAAAGACAGCAATGAACGCGTTACGAAACTTGCTGAATTGAACGCTCCAGATATACTTCTTGCTAATGAGCGTGCGCTATTATGCAAGAAGGTTGAATTTCTCGAGGATAATGAACACACACCAAAACCAGACAGGAACATTGACGGACATGTGTGCGCCTCCTTACATGATATCGGGTATTCGATTCTTGACGGCTGGCTGAACAAGAATGATTCAGTTTTCGAGAGTGACGGCAAAAACAATTCCGGGTATGACCCTGATAAATTAGCGGCACTCGTCAAGAAAGCCATCGGTACGCGGACACAGGAGCAGTTCTCCCAGACATCGCACCTTGGTCGCGTATATGTGAACCGTCTTGCGAACGGCAAAACACAGTCTCAGCCTACCGAGGTGACATTGAAGAAAATCGCCAAGGCAACGGATGCCGTGACGGAAAACGAGCTTCGTCAGGCATGCGGTTACGAGCCGCTTCCGGGTGAGGATGTCGTGGAGTCGAAGAAACGCATCGAAACCGTGGACGACTACACATGGATTCACGAGAACGTAAACTATTTTCTCGAATTCCTGAAAGCGCAGATTCCGATGTCGTTGCCGCTGTATAATCTGGTCATCCTCGAGAATCAGTACATGAGCATCCACAAGGACGGCTATGACCTTTTCGGTATTCATCGCTGCTCAGCTCCCGTCGAGTATTCTGAGGACGGTACTGTTGCGAATGTCATTTATCCCGTTACTTTCGATTGGACAAATTTCCAGCGTGGCATTCGCCTCTCTGCGGCCGTAGGGCTCTTGGGACACTACAGCAAAAACAATGAGTTGTACATTACCGATTACATCACCGATGTCGATGCGCTGTACAAATATGCGCCCTTCTTGCACAAGCCTATCGACAAAGTGGGAGAAAATTTTAGGGAAAGCGGCGTTGATATTAAAGACTTCCCTGTTTTTTACTACACCATAAACCTGAAAAAAGCATTCACAGCAAAGCATGTCCTTGCAAAGATGGAGAAGTTCCTGAGCAGCCTTGTGAAAGTCCGCGTGGACGCTCTCGGATTCTATGCGGACAATCTGAGCGGTGAAACCTTCATTAAGTTCCTCAAAAATCATGAGAAGGTCATGACGAACGAGTATGCCGACAGCGAAATCAAGGACTTCTATGAAAATGTTGTTGTGCGCCATGGCGATATCGAGGATTTCTTTGCGGAGAACTCAGACTACAACAATAAGGCTGCTATCATTGCCTATGTTATCCAGAATGAGGCTTCTGACGACACCTACCGTCGTCTGGTAGACGGATTCACCTTTGACGATGATGACAAGGAAGATAGGCTCTGCGTTGCCGCCTCGAAGCGTGAAATCGAAGCATGGCAGAAAGAGCATCCCGGTAATGGCTTTAACATGAAAGTGTTTTCTGACACTCTGAAAAAGTATGCCGATGAGTTGGGCTTAGAGTTCGGTGACATGTACTACTATCTGGATGTCGAGGATGACAAGGCTGACGAGATGGGCGTTCGCGTCTGATGCTTAACCGATAATCTCTGACTATCCTAAACAAAAAACAATGCTGCTACCCATTATCTGGGCGGCAGCATTTTTTGCTTTCCGTTCTGAACATACATTATCCCGGAGCGGCATCCGCACCGGGGCCTTTCTGCTGGTTTTCCTGTGAGTCTCCTGCTGGCTGGCTGCGGGCGGCAAGTAGTGCCGGTGCTCTGCGGCTCTGCAGGATTCCGGGCAAAAAGAAAACGAGAACTGCGCCATTAGCGGAGTCCTCGCAAAAGATAATTCTTTTTGATTACATTGTCAGTATACCTCGAGCCGCACGGATGTGCAAGAGGTCATTTGCGATTCTTTTTGGCGGGTTTCTTGCATCCTAAACGCATCGCCTTACAGTAGATGGCAGTGCTTGTTCGGTTCAAAGTTTTCTGCAGAGATTCGCTCGCACCTTCCTCGGGAAAGCGTTCCCGGAGCACCTTTTCCTCATCAGCCGTCCAAGTCGAGTGTTTCTGGTACACAAGGCCCATGATGCTCGTGTGGTTCAAGACAGAAGCGCGGCTGCGGTTGAGGTCTTTCAAAAGAGCCTCGCTTGCACCTTCCCAAGGATACCTCTCCATGAGAATATTCTCCTCTTCCTCAGTCCACCGGCGTTTGTTTTCGTATCGGAGCCCCAATGCGTTAGCCTTCATACTGATGAGATAGGCACTGCGCTGAAACAGCTGCACCAGTTCCTGGCTTGCCCCTTCCCTCGGGTATCGTTCAGCCAGAATCTTCAACTTCTCCTCGGTCCAATAATGCCGAGCGCCTTTTATGCCGAGCAGACGAGCCTTTCTGTTAATGGTTGCGGCGCTTCTGCTGAGCAGTTTCTGGAGGTCTTTGCTGGCACCCTCGTTCGGATACCGCTCTCTCAGAATTTCGATGTCCTCGTCAGTGAATCTCTTTCGGTTCGCATTACGAAGCCCAACTTGCTGGGCCTTGAAGTGAATTGCCTGCTTTGTGCGGCCTAAAGTCTTGACGAGCGCATCGCTCGCGCCCTCTTTCGGATACCGCTGCTTCATAATCGCTAATTCTTCTGCTGTCCAGGGTTTTGCCATGGTTTTGCACCTCTTTCGTTCGTTGGCAACAAAAAAAGAGCAGACGCACCACTTGGGTGAATCTGCTCTGCTTCGTCAGACTGTGAATTGTACGGAAGTCGTTTATTATGCTGCTATCTATCGTACAATTATCAGTGTATGCCATTCGCACAGCCTGGCAAGAGGAAACTGTGCTCAGAACGAAAATGGCGCTGGCTGCGCTGCATCGTTTGGTCATCGCATATCGGTATGCCGACATAGTGCGGGCGTACCCATTTTTTATGAACGCTGTTGAAGAAAACTCTCATTATTGTGTATGAGTTGCAACTCCTACCAGTTTTGCGTCCTTGCACATTTTCCCAACGAGTTTTTGCTGAAATCCGCGCTTTTTCCAGCGAGTTTTCGGTTGTATCCCATGTTTTTCTGTGGATGAGCCTATTGAGAGAAATTTTCTGCACCGCTTTTTCAAAAATTTGCGCCTTTGACATTAACATTACAGAATTTGCCTGAGTGAAATGTAGAAAATCAACCATGTGTTTTGTAAACCTTGCACAACTCCCACCAAACTTCGAAGCTCAATGCGGAACAAAATCAGCTTGTCGGAACAATGTCGATTTAGCTTTGATATTGTTCCGCATATTGTTCCGAGCCATCCCCCACACACAAAAAAGCCCTGCACACACCAAAAGCGGCATGTGCAGGGTCACTCTTTTATCCGAGAGGCATTTCCAACACTTCGAGGATATAAGTAAAGAAGTAGAACGCAAGATTCCCGATTTTATCGGAGTCATGTTCGATATTTGCCATGATACGGCTCAAGGTCCCGTTTTTCAGGGACTTCATGGCAGCATAGACGAGCAGATAGACATTCACATAAGTCATTTGCTCCTTGGGCTTGTAGCCCTCGTATGTTTTCAACTGGCACTCACGAGAAATCTTCTGAGCCAGCGAATACCAGCTGCGCAGATAAAACTGTCCTCCCTCTTGGTTCATCTCCTGCTGTACTCGGACCTGATATTTCGGATAGTTATTGTTGATGACCTCGGCGAACTCTGTATCACGGAACTGGTTTTGGTGATAATACAGCCAAAGAGTCGAGTTTGCCAAGTCCATGCACGCAGCAGCCAGAAGCTGCGCCTTGTCATCGTCCAGCGGCACAGTATGCGTCACGGACTCCTCTAAAGGCTTGCCGTTGAACAAGTCCACATGCTTATAGGAATCCTTGCCGGCCTTAACCGTTGTATCGATGAGTTCCTTGAAATCCTCGACCAGTGCCACATACGCCTGATACTGAATATCTTCAGTGGAATTCTGAGTATCTTCAACGAAATTTTGCTCGTTCATAGTCTTTCCTTTCTCTGTTCGGCAGTCGTTTTCAGCGGCAATACCGCTTGCCTGTATACTTCATAGTACGCAATTCGCACGAATGGGCAACTTTTTTTGCAAAATCAAAAGGCAGGCTCAGAAAAGGGCCTGCCTTTCGTATTAGAGGTTAAAGATGCCCAGCCAGCGCCGGAACTTGATGCCGAACAATTCCTGTGCCTGTTCGTAGTTCATGATAAGCTGGTTGCCGCCAGAAATCTCTGCTTCGAGGGAGTTCGGCAGCTCGTCTGCAATGTATTTCAGTTCGTACCAGGGTCCATCCTGTGGATAGGTATAAATGAGCCGGTTCTGCTTCTTATCCACACGGAATTTGCTCGGGTCTGCCTGCCATGCCAGTTCGATTTTCTCAATCGCAGCACGACCAATGCTCTCATCACCCATGTAGTCGTTGTAATACAGGATACGCACATAGTCCGGCAAATCGATTCCGCAAGCCTCAAAGATATCTGCAACCACACTGGACGAAGCATGGAAGATATCCGGGAAGTATTCTTTGCCATTCGCATTCTCACGCATTTCCGTCGTCATCTCATCGATGCAGATAAGCATCCGGCGCACATACTCCCCGTAGAACGCGGTGGTCAGCTCCGACATGCTCTCATTCACACGCTTCGAGTTCTTAGCACCGCGCTCGTTATCAATTTTAGCACCGATTCGACAGATGATAGCGCGTTTCGAGAGGTCTTTTGTCAGCGAGGTGATTTTATTCGATGTGATAGATACAGCGGGATAGTTCACGAGCCTGTCTGAGATACCCCATTCATCGTTCTTGATTACCCGTTCTGAATGGTTCTGGAACTGGGTCTTGGCGAGGTCGTCGATGTTTAGCGGCAGTCCCTCACATACTCGTTTGAGGCCGTCGATTCTTGTGGCTGTGAAATCCTCCGTTGTGTTCATCTTGACGGTCTCACCGCACATAAGTTTGACAAGAAACTTAATAAAGGTCGTCTTGCCGCCGTTTGAGTCGCCGTAAATTACGCCGTACATCGGGAACAGTTTTGTGTCGTAATTGTTCCTTGAGGCAAAATACCGCAGATACGCCATGAACGGGGTAGCCAGATACCATGTCATGTACTTAAAGTAGTCTTTCTTAGCCTGCTCGACATCACCGTAAAAGTAGTCCATGCCTGAGAAGAATTTCTGGATGCTCTTGATGTTCTTGGCTACCTCGCTGAGATTCGGGTTGAGGTCGATGTTCTCGTCGTTGAAGGTCATGGTCCCGGCATCATAGTCGATATGTAGTTTCGGAAGCTGCTTAACTGCTTCAGCTGCCACACGCCGAACCTCGGTATATCGTTTCGTAAAAACACGCATCGGTTCCGCTGCTACCACAATACGATTCGCTTGTACCGGCATCTTAGGTATAATTGGCTTGACGAGTTCCTGCATCTTCTTCACATCGGCAACTATCTCGTATTCGACCTCATCCTCAGGTTGCGCTTGTTCCAGAAAGACAAGCTTCTGCTTTTCAATAGACTGAAAGACGGGGACTTCTTTGATGTTCTCTTTCAGATAATCTTCCTGGTTCATAGTGTCCACGACTGCCTTATACGAAATGTTGTCGGAGCAGGTCTCCTTGAAGGTCTCGAACAGGAGCTTGTAATGCGAAAATGCAGCCTCGTCATCGAAGCAAACGATATTCTCTCGCTGAATGCCGCAAAACGCCGATGCCGACATATTCGCACTGCCGGTGATGACTCGGACCCGCTTATGGTCAGCGCTTTCCAAAATAAAGATTTTCTCGTGCGATTTCGTGTCCCGCGACACATACAGCTGCAAGGACCCGTCATCGAGGCGGTTCGCAAGGTTCCCTGCCGACTTAGACTTAGCGAGTCGCTGCACGCTGTCGATTTGCACCGACATGATGGCAGCGATGTCGTTGGCGATGATTTTCTCGCATCCGAACACGACTTCCGCATACGAGAACTTGTTGATGACCTTATTCACGAACTCGATTCCGGACGAAAAAGTGATAGCATAGAGTCTGTCGAACCCGTCAAACAACTCTTCCCAATTCGTTTCGACCGTATCAGCATATACCGCCTTCACAACACTCAGCGCCTGCGTGGAGATGCTCGCCTTTGCCTTCGTGGTCTTGTTCGCCACCAGCTTAAAGGGTTTATCCGCCTGCCCTTCATCGTCCTCCATGTCCTCGCTGGGGTCCAAGAGTTCTTCCGGACCTTCCTCGGTGTATTCGGGGCTTTCCGATGCCATCATATCCATGAGCGACATCTGATTTTCCAAGTCGTTTGCTTTCCTTCTTGCCATTTTGTGCCTATCCTTCCTAAACAGATTTGGGTCATTTGTTGGTTTGGGTATAAAAGCGAGCGGTTACTTTTTAGCAACCAATTATTCATTCATGGTTTTTGTTTTTTCGGTTAAATCTGATTTTAGGTATTCCTAGTTTCATTTTACCACTTTAGCTGTCCCATTGTCCGGACTTTAAACTACTCGGCACAAGTATTATCCACCTCAGCCGGATTTTATTCGTCTTTTCTTGTATCCTCTTCGCGTTTCGTTTAATTTCGTGTTGTTTCGTGAATACCAAAAACAGCCGCCATATTTATTGCAAATACATCCTTGCATCGCTTTTTTTGTTCTCCAATTCCCATTGTATGCAATTTGCACGGCTGTGCAACTGCCCACAGAGTATCAAACTGCTGGAAATCATGCCGCAGAATATCAAACTGCTGGTAAAATCGGCTCGCTTCGCCACTGAATCGCTGTATTCACAAAACAAAAAGCCGTCCACCCAAAAAGATGAACGGCATATATTTTTGCAGGATGGTTATGCTTGCGCTGCTTCTATTTTTCTGCCATTGTACAAGGCGGCGACCATATCGACCGCCTCATCCATCGACCGGCACTGGTAGCTGCCGACCGTGCCGTTTCCGACCAGCATGTTCCCGCTGCTCGCCGTGTGGAGGCTGTCTTTTGGAGCAGCTGCGCGGACAAAACCGCGCTTTTGGATTACATCTCCGCGTTGAACAAGTTGCGGAGCTTGTAGGTGATATCCTCGCTGTTACCAACGATAGCAGCCGCCTCGTTGATTGACGCGAGTTCCGAGAGGCTGTCTGCCGCGTAGTTGTAGCTGATGGTATAGATAGGGATATCCATACCGGCAATGATGTTCTTCGTATCGGAGAAGTCATATCCGGTATTGTTGTCACCGTCCGTGAGCACAAAGATGATGGGCGTGCAGTTACCGCCGAGTTCCTGAGACTTTTTGTAGATACGGTCCATAGCAACGCAAAGACCGTTGTACATTGCGGTGCTGCCGTTCGCATCGAGGGAGTTCACGGCACCCTTATACAGAGTTTTCTGGGTCAGCGAAAACTGGTCAATGGGCAGGTATTCCCTGACATCTGAATCAAAGCCAATAATGCCGATATAGTTGTCGTCATTGATATACTGGATGGTGTTTATCATCGCGGCTTTCAGGGCATTCAGGGGTTCGCCGCGCATCGAGCCGGAAGTATCGACAACGAACTCTGCCACAATAGGAATGCCGGAGTCCTTCTCTTCTTTCCAGACACTCTGAGCCTGTGCGATAGTGTTGCCGTCGTATGCCTTGCCTGTATAAGCATAGTCGTCAAGACCATTGAACCCGTCCTTCGTCGCTTCTGCCTGATTCTGGGCGCAGAGGGAAACGAACGCAGCAATAACTTCCTTCTTTTCGGCCGAGATGCTTCCAATAGAATACAGGGGGTTATCATGCCGCACACCGAACGGGATGAACTCGTAGTTGCGCTGTAAGGTCGGGTCATTCTGATAAGACTGATACTCCATGACAACGCCGTCCACGATGCCCTTGTCTGCCGACTGGACCATCTGCTGGGTCGTGAAGGATACGAGAGGGACGTTCGCTTGAAATTTCTGGAAATTCTCAACAGCAGCCGTATCGACAATCGTATCGCTGCCGCTGCTCGCAAGAGCCTCAAGCAGAAAATTAAGACCCGTAGCACTCGTGTAGGGGTTCGAATACCCCATCATGAGTTTGCCATCAATGGTTGCGTTCAGAACGGAAGAAACAGACGCTTCACCATATTCAGAGCGAAGCATATCCTCTGTCTTCTTTGATACGAGAATACCCGCCACATTACCGGCCAGACGGTCAGCCTCAACGGTCAACTCTACGCCCTCGTTCTTCACCAGCTCGCCAAAGAGCGTGTTTGAGGGGGTATAGCACTCAGGCTGATACTTTCCCGTCGAGATGTATTCAGCCGCCGTACCGGACGGAACGGAGCGCAGAGAGACGCTCATAGTCTTGTCCCCGGAAGTCTTGTTGTGCTGGGCGTTGAACTTCTTTGCCATGATGGTCAGGAAAGAATCGGAACCGGACTCTGCTGCTTTCTCGCCGGAAGAGAAGATTTCAATGTTGACATCACCGTTCCCCTCCACCACAAACGGGTAGGAGGAGTCGATATCCGGCAACTCATCTTTCGCGTCCAAAAACTCCGATACATCAAGCTGCTGCGGGTTTACAGATACTTCCTGTACCCCGATGCGTTTCATCTTCCCGCTCAAATCCGCATACGCCTGCTCCGTTGTCATGGTATTGGTGCTGATATTCGAGTCCCGCATCACCGTCTGGGAGAACACCGCCAATACCACGCCAACGACCGCTAAGGTCGCTACTATCGGGAAAACACCTTTTCTTGCCATGGTCAATTACCTCCATTTAGAGTGTCGTATCGTTTCAAAGCCTCGCGGCTGATTTCCTCGTCCTGTTCAAGGTCTTGATTCGTCTTAGTGATGACATCATCAAGTCTTGACATCGCCAAGACCACATCGGTATCCCACGGATTCTGTGCTGAGCGCTGATTGAGTGCAAAGGCAAGAGAATCTAAGCGCAGGATAAGACGCTCATTATCATGGACCACATTGTTTATCGTCTTAATGATACCGGCGTATATCTCCTGCTTCTTTTTAGCGGTATCGGTATCTCCGAACGAGATAATGCCTTGCTGGAAAGCTTTGTATTCTGTCTCATCGAACATCGATGCCGAGCGGATAGCGTCATCCAGCCGGTCATAAAATATCCGTTCTGCCGATGCCAACAGCGTCAGGCACTTTGCCTGCTCCCCGGATGTCTTGCTGTCTTGGGTCATGCTATACGCCACCGCCATCTTTTGTCCGAATCGCTTGACCTGATACAGCACCTGGTCGGCTTGGTCTGAGAACACGGCTTTTGTTTTTACGGTCGCGTTAATTTTTTCAGCATAAACTTCTTCTTTGTTCATGGGCTTTTCCTGCGCAGGCTTTTCCGATTCCCGCCGCTTCTCCCTGTACCGGAACACAAAATACCCGCACAGGAGCAGGAACAGGGTCGGGGCTGCGTATTTTGCCAGAAGCACAAAGAACAGCGAAGCGCCGTGCATATACTCAATCGCGTAGTAGGTATGAATATACGCCTCGACCATATACACGGCAGCTGCTGCTATGATAAGTACGCATATACAAAACATCTCTGCCCCTCACCCTTTCTTTCTCATGCAATCCTCGCACACGGTTCGGAAACAATCTGCGGACGGTCTCTCGTGTTTCGGAAGCGGCTTTACCGCCTGTATATGCAGTTTCGCGCCCTGTTCCGGGGTCCTGCCGCAGACAACGCACCGGAACCTGTCACGCTGCAAAACCTCATACTTGATTTGCGAGGATGCCTGCCTCCGCTCGTTTTCCCGCTGCTGGCGTTCCCGCTCGTGCTCCTTAGCGAGTCTTACGAATTCCTTAGCTTCTGCCATCGAATAAGTCTTAGACTCCTCCATCGGCTTGCCTTTATGCGGCGTATACTGCTTCACCGCAATGAAGGTCGTCTCGGTAACGGGAGTGCCGAACACCGCCGCATTGACCAGTTTCTCCTCATAGTGCTTATACAGCCAGAAAGGGATTCTTCTCCCGCAATCATCGTCCTTCTCGGTCCAGTTGGGGATGCTTTTGAGTTCTTCCTTATATGCCGCAAACTGAATCACATTCGACTGTGCCCATCCGAAAACCTCTTCAAACTGGGGAATCTTTTTCCGGACTGTGCCCATGAACAGCTTATCGAGGGAAGCACCCCTATACTCTTCAAGTGATTCAAGCGGGTATTCGAGACGAATTTCCTCGTCCACATCATAGAACTCATATCCCTGATTGACTTCCTCAATGCCCGCCAGTATCTCGCTGGTATTGCGCACGTCCTTCTTGGCAGCAGAGACGACGAGAAGCCATATACCGGCCAAAACAGCCAATGCGACAACAATTACCACAGCAATCGTCACCGGCGACATTACTGCTATCTGGTCCTCTACCCAAAACGAAAACTCCTCCGGCATATCAATCAGCCAGTCTATGAAATCCATCGGTTTACCGTACATCTATGATTCCTCCAAAATTCCAGACACTGTCTGGAAAATCTCCGCGGACAACACCGCTATGACTGCCCTTGATTTTCATTATCTGCAATTCGCACAAATCGGCAACTTTTTCGCGTAAAAACAAAAAAAAGCAGCCATCCGAGATGGATGACTGCAAAAAATATCAGTGAATTTCGGAAGAATGTTGCAAACGACCTTGCAAAACCTTGGAAAAATGTCGCAGTGCTTAGAAATGTGCCTGGTCAATGCTGTTTTTCGTTAGAGTACGGAGATGACAGAAGAGCGTTCGTGTCGAGCACATAAAATTTTTCTGAGATTCGCACCTATCGTTTCAGGTGTTTTCTCGGATGGTATCGAGGATGTCCTTCTTTGTGCCGCGCACCGAACAACCATTATCCTCAAATGCCGAAAACAGCGTTTGTACGAATTTCTCATTCTCTTCTTTCGAAATGTCCGGCATCCAGAAAGAGTAGTCATCATCGCCGTACCTGAAGACGATACCTTCAATTTTCGGGTTCTTGCTCATAGTGTCTCCTTTCTTTCCGTTCTGAGTATTCATTTAGCATACACGCTCGCAGCCATTACTCCAACAGTGATAATACCGGTCACGAACAGAAGCATGCAGACGAACATTACGCCGAATGAAAGCGTGATGTATGAGATTTGTTCGACCATGCTCAGCAGACGAATTTTATCCGTTAATTCGTCAATTTCATCTACATCCGCCAACTGCTTCTGACGCTCTCCCTCCATGACCAATGCCTCATAAGCACCGCCAAAACTGAATTCATCGTCCGACAGCGGCTTGCTTTTGGTCTGCATCATGAGGTCAATCAGTTTTTCTTCGAGTTCCGCTTCCTTTGCGCATTTTTCCGCATCTTTCTCATCCAGCATCTTGCCCGACACCTTGTAGCAAATGAACGATGCAATGCAAAGCAGCGCTGCAATGACAAGCGAAAAAATGAAAATCATGATTCTACCTCGAGAGGAAGCTGCTCAAACGGCAGCGTAAGATAGTTATACAGGGATTCGGCAGTCGGCATATCGTAGCGCATCCGGCGACCATCTTCGAGGTCGAACCAGATACATTTGCGAACATCCTCATACAGCCACCACTCAATGGTGTCCGCCTTGTCGTCCAGTTCTTCTTTGAGGATGCGGAGCAATGCAGCAAGATACAGATTGTGAATCCTCCCACGACTGAAGTCATGGGCTTCCCGCCCTTTTTATGGGTAGCGGCGTTCTAACGAAAGATACGGTAATCCCTCAGCTCAAGCGTCCAGACGGAAGCCATCACCGCAAGAAAACTAATAACTCAGTTAGCATCTGTACATCTTACGCTGCCTGTGTGCCGAGTTTTTTTAGCTCAGGATACAGAACTTTAAGCGTGGCAAGTGTAACTTGGATTCTACGCTCAACATCCGGAACATTAGCCGAAAGCTGAGACCTTACCATCGCTGGCAAGGGTTTTAGCAACTCTCTGACAAAGTAGCGAGCGCCAATATTGTAGCTCGCACTTAGGTCGCAGTTGTATTGTTTGCCGTTTGCAAAAGTTGCAAGGGCATGATTGGTTTCATCCCGCTTCAGGGCACCACTGCCATCAAAGGCAAGTTTGCTTGTGCCCCAAGCACAGATATGCGAAATACGGATGCCGTAGCGGTGTGCTTTATGCTCCGCAATGTGCTGGATGCCGTTCTTTCGCCACATCTGAATCTTCTGCTTTTTGGAAGATGCCTTCTTACCCTTGAAGTCCAAGTGCTCGAAAACAATTACATCAGCAGAATAGAGAACCGCAAATTCTACAATGGCAGAGGCAATCTTTTTGGACAACTCATCATTGATGCGTTTGGCATATGCCCAAAAATTATGTGCCTCGCGAGAACCGTGCAGTCTTTGAAACTTCTTAATGCGATTGAGCACATGATACAGATGGTCTTTGTCACTTGCGAAATTGATAAACTTTCTTGCAAGGATAGTTCCATCTGCGGTCATGATACAGCAAGTCGCGTCTGTATTAAGACCTAAATCGACTGCACAGATTCGTTGCTTTTTGATAGGTGTTTTACTAAGGGATATATTTTCCTCAAACGAAAAGCGCAAGCTGTATTTACCAAAGCGTTTTTCGAGTACAGGCGCAGAGGCGCAGGCGTGCATCCAATATTTGCGCAGGTAGGCAATATCGGTTTTACGCAAAGTGACAGTAGCCCACACCCAGTCGTTCTTATGATAGACTTTCAGGTGAACCGTATGTTTGTCATTTAGAGCTGTAATCTCATTTTGAGAATTCTTTAACTGAGCAGCCTGACGTTTTTCCTTCTCGATTTTCTTTTCTTCCGGCGTGAGCTTGTCCTTGGCTTTCGGATTCTTTGGAACTTTCACCTTTTCGGGTGCGCCTTCCACCTCGAACATGTCATCGCGGAAGAATGTAGGAAACGATTTTCTATCAATCTGAAGCGTAGGCGCAGCCGTCTGCTTGTCGGTGTTTTCCCAATTAGCAAGATTGCTGCGGGAACTGCTCACTGCACCGATAGCAGCTGTAATGGTTGCACGGCGCAAGTACGAAGGATACTTACGGAACTTTTTATCGAATTCCGGATATTTGGCTTCACGGTTTTTATTGCCATGAACCAACTTTTCAATATAGCGTCGCTGCTCCAAAGCTCCGGTGGTTATGCTTTTTACAGCATCCCAGTTCTCGTTGACAATACCAATCAGGTAGGAGAGTGCTTCCCGATATACACGAACCGTATCGTTAAGGTTGACACTGCAGTTGACAATTCTGACTTGATAGCTGGATGTAATATTCAAAGCACTCACCCCCCTCAAAGTATTCTACAATTCTATTGTATGCAATTCGCACATATGTGCAATATCCGAGTTGGAATAAACAGGAAAACTGTATTTTCCGATATTTGACCAAAGAAACGAGCTTACCCCGCCTAAGCTTTGAAGCAATAGACGGGGTGTGCTCTTCATTTCCCATCAAGAGAAAAGCCGCCTAACTCATGACTGAAGTCGCAAGCTTGCGGCGGCTGACTCGTCAGCATCGAACACTACTGCCGAGTTGCAGATTTTACCGAGCGCATGGCCAAACTCTGAGATTTTCCGGTCTTGCTCTTGGATGTCGGCAATCGTCTTGCAAAAGAGTTCCTTGGATATCATTATGTTCTCTCCAATACAAAAAAAGAGCCTCACCATTTGCAGGTGAGACTCAGTATATCAGTAGCGATAATATCTCGGCACGATTTTGCCCTTGTCGTTATCCATCATCATGGCGGCAAAGGTTTCCATCCCGACGGGGACGAACTCGGCGGTATAGTCGAGCGTGGTGTCGAGTTCTTTGGCGACATCCGACATTGCCTGCAGGAACGCGGCAAATGCCGGGACTTCCTTGTCTGTCAGCGTCACGCCGGTGCAGATGGACAGGTAATCCTCCCCCACATCCGCAACATCGTCCTCTTCCCGGCCAAAGACCCCATGAACGGACTCGATAGCGGCAAGCATCTTATCTACCTGTGCGGCAGTGAACGGCGTATCGGGTTCGAGCGACATCTCGAAGGTATAGCAAAACCATTTATGGATATCCTTAACCGCCGATTCCGGCACATAGTCGGGGTTGTCGCAGAGTTCCTTGCCATCAAAGGACAGCATGACAACATTGCTCTCCACATCGTAGTATTCGAGGCCCTTGTACCGAACCGCCTCGCAGCCGTATTCCTGCAGCACCTCGCTCCAGAAATTGTAGCCGTAGAAGTTCTCGGTGCTGAAAAAGTGAATCATCTCATAGGAAAGGAGCACCTCAACATCCACATCCGTCACCAGCCGGTCAAGGATTGCGGACATTTCCGGCGTGTGCTGCCAGTCGGTATCAAGACCTTTCAGACCCACGCCGCCGGTCTTATCCTGTACAAATAACGCCGTCTTGCCATCGACCTTGATGTTCAGCTTATGCATCGCCAAGGATTCGATGCTGGCGGAATTGATGAATTGAAGCAGATAATGTGCGAGGCAGCTGCGAATATCGTCCGCATTCCTGTCCCCTTTTCGAACCGTGATGCGCTCAATGGCGACTAACTCAGTGCTCATGGTGTTCTCCTTTTTCTGTAAGCGGCAAGACTTATCCTCCGCAGCCAATGTTATAAATTTATTCGATGTTAGGTGATATTAAATCGCTTGCAAGTAGCTGACAGCCAATTTGACAAGCACATACACGCCCGCGAGGTTTTCTGCGATTTTGCAGAGGTATGTCATGATGGTGAACTTCGTCAGTCCTCTCCGCTTGAGCCTGAACATCGCCACGGTGGACGCAGTAAGAAGGAACGCGATAGACATCATAGCCTGAACGCTGACCAGTATAAAGACATTAAGGCTGAACTGCACCATGTACTGCGCCTGCACATCTTCGATGCTTTGAAGGCGTAAGGCGAGCTCCTCGAAAACAAACGCAATTCCGGTACCAATTACGATTGCGAGAAGAGTCTGATTCAACACATCATCGATAACAGAAGACGGCTTCCCGCTCTCAAATTGCCGGATAGCCGCCGTCGTTTTCTTCCCGAACTTATAATCGTACACAGCGTTTCCCGCAAACAGCGCAGCTGACGACAGCATCAGTCCCACCGTACAGACATTGACTATATCCATAGCAGTCCCCTGTCATTTGTTCAGAACGAGAACTTGCACTCACGGCGTTCGCGGCCGTTTCCGCCCCAGTAGTGACGCCAGCGCGGTGCTTTCCCGTCCCCCTCATTCTTGTACTTCTCTGCCACATGGTCTCCTACCGTAAAGACCTTGACATTGACCCTCTGTGCCTTGCCCTTGAACATAAACGGCTGACGGTCCTCTTTCTTGATAGGATTGAGGTGTACATCAGAGCCCTTGCTCGCGAGGTAGTAGGCGCAGAGCATTGCAAGGCGAACATACGGTGTGCCCTCGTTGTAGACGGGAGGAATCTCCTCCATCGTATCGGGGACCGCCAAATCGGTGGTAGAGCGCTGATTCGCAGCTTTCTCAATATACTGCTTTGTGCTCCGAGTTGCTTCCGTCAGCGTCTGTCCCTCCTTAATCCAGGCAGGCAGAGACAGGAACGCATAGTTCTCCTTCTCATTCGCAACGCCACCGACCAACACGATGCCGATAAACGTATCCTTGGTCTTGGGCTCGAACTCGATATGTACGAACATACCGCAGTAATCCTTGCTGTCATACAGCGGCAGATAGAAGTCCTTGAATGCGAGGCGTTCGAGAATCTCGTGGTGGATGACGATGTCGTCCGTATCCATCAGCAGTTCCTGAAAATCCTTGTCGAAGTCATAGACGACCTTCTCCCGAGCCCAGTTCCCGATGGTGTAGATGGGGAAAACCTGTCCAGCCAACTCCTTATCAAGGCCCGGCTGACGCATCTTCTGCGCGACACGGACACACTGCATCATGGCTTCTTTCGTGTACTCGTCAAGAGTCTTGCCTGCCGGGTCCTGAAAGTCGAAGCCGATACGGTTCGAGCGGGTAACGGCGTTTGCAACTAATGCGATTCTCAGCTGCTCGTTAGTCATAGTATTTCCTCCGTGTTTATGATAATTTTTTGTTTTGATTTGAAAGCCGTTCGCCAGCAAAAGCTGTTGCCCACTGTCCGCCCCGTGGAGGCCGCTTTGAAAAGACAGTTAGCGGATTCCTCCGCCGTTACGCCTTGATGTGCAGGTGTTCGTTGATTTCTCGCTCAGTCTTGCCCTTAGTGAGGAAGACAGGTTTTACCTTGAACTCCTTTTCCTTAACAATGCGTTCCAGGCATTCCCATCCCTCACTGTCCGACAATTCGAAACCATACGGGTCGATGTTCAGGAACAGCCAGATTGGTTCTGCTTGCGGTTCGCACATCATCCAGACTTTCAGAATCTTCGTAATGGCGGCAATACCCTTCTTCCAAGAAAATGCCATGACCCAGCTCACATCGAAAACCAAAAGCCTTGGTTCCTGCGAATCCTCGACATCGACCTTGACGGTATGTGCAAGGACAAAACCTTCAGGAGTGGACTTATATTGCTTGACCGCCATCGGTACTTGTCCGGGGATGAGCCTGTCGTGGTCTAAGGCAAGCGCTGCATAGCTGCCGGTAACATCGAACAGGATGATTGCATCGGTACTTTTCTTCAGAATCCTGGCAAGCTGCTGCTTGCACCACGAGGCGTTGATGACCTCGTTCTTGGCCGTCACCAGCGTATACCAGGCGTTAGTTTTGATTATCGGTTGCATATTCTCCTTGCGCTTTGGGGCTTATTCTTTGATTTAATCATTTATTTCCTTTCCGACATCAAAGGTCAAACCACCAAGGAGTGGAACGCTCTTCTCTCCCCTGTTCTACTTTTTGCCAAGGCGTTTCGCACTTGTCGTGAACCTGTTCGGTAAGGCGCTTGCTGCATTCATCACACAACGAACCATAGGGCATATCCCATAAGGGCGTTGTGATAAGTTGACCGCAGCAATCACATCTCTTCCCTTCTTCTACTTCCGCAACCTCTTTCATAAAGTTGACGGTCTCTGCATCACCAGTAAAAACCAGCGGTGTCAATTCTGCTTCTGTGCGAATGACACGAAGCAAAGTAAGAGGAGAAGAAAAGTTCCAAGGAATATCGGCGGAACGTAAAGCATCGTAAATGCCGTTTTCTTTTGAATTAGAAACAGAGCGAAGTCGCGAATAGACTTCATCCTCGGTCAAATCCACTTTTGCCATTTTATTCTCCTTTCAGAGAACGAAACGCTGTGCGTACTCGGTCGAAGAATCCTTTCTTGGATGCAGGAGCCTTTTCGCGCTGGCGGTACAACCCGTTCATGGATTCATCCAGATTATTAAGCTGGTCGCTCAACTCGCGGATACTTTCTGGTGTAGAAAACTTCTTTACGATGTCCCTGTCGGCCTTTTCTTTGACAACGGCAACCATCTTATCCAATGTTAAATCGCAATATTCATCCGTCCAATCACCGATGAAATAAAAGCGTTCTACCACGGTTCTTGTTGCGGTATCTTGGAAAGTCCCAAAAAGAATGGGGTCTTTTTCTCTTTTGATAGCCTCGACTCTTCGTTCCTCGCGTTTTGTGTAATCTGTGAAGACTACATACATCTTATCGAAAATGCCCTTGCAGCGTTCGATTTTCCGAATGATTTCTTCCGGAATCCGCCGCTGATAATTCTCCAGCTCCACAATTTTGACGACCTTGTTGTCTACCATGTGGATAAAATCGTCCACATCACTTTTGTAGACAAAGGTATCAATGCCGAGGTCAAGCAACTTCTTTTCTCGTGTTATATTGTCGATGTGGAAAAGCAGCTTTTTCTGCGCAGCAATTTGTCCGGAACGCTGATATTCTTCGAGAAGAGCAAGGCAGTTCTCATATAGCTGAGAAAGTCCGTCAGCCGTCATTGTCCGCTTTCGGCTTTTTACCTGTTCGAAATATTCGGCAGGAGAAACGATTGTATTGTTCATGATTTTTTTCCTCTCTGCCTTATTCGGGCAGCGTATCGCATTTGATGTATTCCTCGCAGTATTCGAGGTTGCATTCTGCATATTTCGGGTCTCCCGTCGCATTGACGATGAACTCGTGCAGTTGTGCCTGAAGCTTTTCCTCGGTCAGCGTGGCAAACTTTTCGTCGAATTTCTTCGGGGGCTATTGGATATCGCAGAAAATCAAGGTGTTTCCGTAATAGTCCGACGTGCTGTAAATGCTGCCTGCAGGATACCCGCACCACTTCTCGAAAGCACGGGGCAAGGCATTTGCATAAATGGTGTATGCTTCATCCTTTAAGCAATCGCTGCCGCGTTCCTTAGCCCGGCGCAAGTCATACCAGTCACCGACAGCTGCGACCGGCTTCATGTACAGAGGCCACGATTCGTAACCGTCGAGGTCTTCATTTCTAATGGACTCTACAGTCTCTAAGACCTCTTCCTTCGGGGGAGCGCACTTTGCAAGAAACTCCTCATTGTAGCGGAAGTCTTCGACATAACCACGGTTAATGCCTTTTCCAGAATTGTTGACATGATACCAACCAATAGTGTGTTTCTCCGATTTCAGTGCCGTTTTCGTTCTGAACGCTATTACCTGGGGTGCAGTCCCCCGCAACCCGCCGCTCGCCATGTAAAGAGTGTCGTCCCTAAGAGCGGCAAGGTCCGCGAAATAACCAAAAGAAAAACCGTGACCACGAATACGCAGCCACGGTATAAAAACTGCCAGCCAAAGGCGGTGACCGGCAGGATAGGATGTACAAGCGGGCAGACATGATGGCATATGCAAAAAATCGCACTTAGAAAGGAAGGTTTTCTGTTCGGCGGGAAAGAGAAAGAGGTTCGAGAACCCGCCAGACCCATTTCCGCTTGTACAATTCTTATTCTATGCAATTCGCACAAACACGCAAGCAAAAAAGCAAAAAGAAATCCCCTCGCACCGAATGACCGGTACAAGGGGTTCTCACTTTGATAGAAAGAAGGAAGCTGCATCTCTGCAGCGCAGCACATTCAAGTGCCGCAACCGTCATTGACGGGTCGAAGGTTTTGGTGTTTACTCCGCACCGGCTTACAAGGTCATCATCGATGACACCGTCGAGTCTATACCTCCTGCCTTCTGTAATGTATTATACCACAAATCGCACTTTTTTGCAAGTTTTTTCTCAAAATCAGGCTCATTTTGTACGCGGCTACGCATCAGCAGCTACGCTTCGACCTTCCCCCGCGCCCCTGAGTTCCGGCAGCTACGCAATTTTCGGAGGAGATGCAGTTTTTGTCCGTACTTTCTGTAACTCAATTCCTAAAAGTGTCCGTATTTCCAACTTTTTGGGAATGAGATGCACCAAATCCCTCAACTCATTTGCAGTTTGCCCTTTGCCTTTCCTGTATGGAAAAAGCACCCGCAATGTGGTATAATTAAAGCAAATAAATTCGTCCAGAGCGGAGATACACACGTCAATAACCCACGACTAAAGTCGCGGGCTTGCTCCGGCAAGTCCGTGCTTTAAATGTTGCTGGAAGCAGCGACAAATTATATCACGGAAAGGAGCTAAGGGCGCATTCCTCCCACGACTAAAGTCGCGGGTTTCCTGCGCCAAACTCATGACTATCGGAGACATTCTCGTTAATACCAACCGGGCAAACCTCAATAATCTGCTACCGTTATCGGAAGTGAAAACCAAAAAGGATTTCGCCAAATTCAAGAAGAAGGGCTATACCGTTGGCATGACTGCCGGGGAATTTCAGGAGAAATACCCGCTTCTTCCCATTGAGAACATTTATGCCTCCTACAACATCCTGTCCTCGCTCTATTATTGCGAGCCTCAAAATCCTACCATCCCGATTGTTTTGAATCTTCAGATTTACGGCGACAAGCGCCTATCTGTTGCAAACGAATCGGATGAAGCATTTCAAAATCGGATTCTCTCGATAGCAAAAGCAATTTCTGAGGGGAATGTCAAGCGGATTCGGTCGTATCTCTTTTCTCTCGAAGACAGTTTCAGGGTATCGGTGCTCTCGCAGTATATCAAGAACGCAGAGCCCTCAACGGAACTGTACGACCTCTTTATGGATTATTACAAATTGACCGATTATGGGTTCACGAATCTAAACGAAGCCGATATACGCAAAGTCCTGTCCGGTAAATCTGAGGAGCAGAAGAAGAAAACTGCTGAAAAGCTTCGGAAGTTCCCGGATACAATTACCGTTTATCGCGGAGAGGGCAGCAAATCAACGCCGTATACGCAGTCTTTCTCGTGGACGGTCAGCTACAAAGCAGCTTGTTTCTTTGCCTGCAGGTTGCCGAGCGCTGAAGACAGCACTATCGTATCGGCAGAGGTATCGAAGGATGATATCATTGAGTTCTTCCCCGAAAGAAATGAGGCTGAAGTTGTCATTTTGCCGTCTGCCGTGAAATCTGTAAAAGTCGATACTCTGTATGGCTTAGAATCTGTCGAAGAAGAAATTCTCGAAATCATGCCCCTGTACCAAGCCGGTCGCGAAGAGATTCGGCATCTGTATGCAGTTCATGGCAAACTCGATGCAAATGAGTCCGGGCACGATGCCCTACACACGCTGCGTGTACTATTCAACGCGCTGCTTCTCGTTGAGATGGATGGCATTATGCTTTCCGAAGAAGAAACGCAGATGCTGATGGATGCTGTCATTTACCACGACATCGGCCGTACGAACGATTACGTTGACGATAGCCATGGCAAGGCATCCCGCGATATTTATGCTGCTGACCGCAAACCCGAAAATCCCGGTACTGGATTTCTCATCGAGTATCATTGCCTCGATGATGCTGTCGCTCGCAGAGATTTGGAGGCCCTTTCTCTGCCGAACATTGACCGCATCTGGCTGCTGTATACGATTCTCAAAGATGCCGATGCGCTTGACCGGGTCCGGTTCGGGCTCAGGTACCTTAATCCTAAATACCTGCGCAACGATACAGCGCATAAAATTCTGCCCGTAGCACAGCTTTGCTTAGAGCACCTAACATTTTAAGGAGTATACATGGCTATTACACCAGCCCTGAGTCGGGAGTGCCAACTGTATACCAATAACGTGCTCTCTTTAGCCACCGTTCTGAACGAATACCTCGTGGACATGCTGCCGGACAAAAAGCGAGCGAACGGTCTCTGAAAATTGCAGAAAGCTACGGCTTCGAGTTGCATGAGGATGAGACCTATGTTATGCCGTTCGTGCGCAGACAGTGGCTCAAAAAGAAAACCGAAGAATGATACCAACCAATCCGGTATTCCGACACAGCAAGAGGAGCGTCCGCCAAAGCAGACGCTCCTCTTTGTGTTTCTTGTGCTTTTTGTAAGCTTACAACTTACTTGCCGCTGCTGTTCAGGCGCGGGATGGTCTCCGTCTTCGTTTCATTGCAAACCTTGCAGGTATAGGTTTTGACGCCCTCTTTTTCAGCCGTGGGCTTAGTAGTTACGACACCGTCATCCCAAGTATGGTCTTTTTTGGGCGTGACATCGAAAGTGCTGCTCACTTCACCGCAGACGATGCAGTATATTTCGGTGCGACCCTCTTCCTTACAAGTGGGCTCGATAACACGCTTCGCGGCACGATGACCGGTGGCGTGTACAATGTTGTCCTTGTAAGAGAAGCTGTCGTCCTCATTGCACTTGTGCATCGTGTAGCCGTCCTCGGTGCAAGTCGGCTGAACAACGGTAACGGTGAAGGTGTACTTGGTGGGCAGGACCTTTTCAGTCTTGGTCGCATCGCAGTTCTTGCAATTCAGAGTCTTTTCACCGTATTCGTCATAAGTAGGCAGAGTAGTGATGACGCCTTCATCCCAGACGTGACCAGTACCGCCGTAGTCGTAGGTCATGGTATGGGAAGCATCGCGCTTACAGTGCATCAGCATGGTGCCCTTTTCGGTGCAGGTAGCCTTTTTCAGGCATTCGGTGTGCTCGGTGTCCCAATCATGGTAGCCGATAGCAGGCACAGGCATCAACACTCTTTCGTTGCACCCCTCGTAGCTGCAGTACATCCAACGCTTGCCTTCAGTCTCGCAATAGGGTCCTTCGACGATTTCGCCAAGGCGCGTGTAATCGTGGACATGGACCTTAGCAATATCTTCGGTCTTTATTGTTTGGCACACGCTGCAGGTGAAGGTTTTGATGCCCGTTTCGGTGGCAGTGGGCTCCTTGGTGATGACGCCCTCATCCCACTGATGCTCGCCAGTGGCAGGCAGGTCTTTCACATGCTGCTTATCGTTGCAGCGCTCACAAACATTGTCTACGCTGCCAAGAGCACCACAGGTGGCGGGAGTAGTGACTTCCTTGTACTGATGGCCCAGCGCAGCAACAGGCGTATCCTGGTACGTCTTTGCGGGATTCTCGTTGCAGGTGTGCAGCGTGTAGCCGTCCTCTGTGCAGGTAGGAGGAACGACAGTTTCGGTGAAGGTATAGCCCAATGCAGGAATTACTTCCTTATGCACATGGGTCTTGTCATTTTTGCAGGTGTAGGTGCGCTCGCCATCCTCTTCGTAAGTCGCTTCCTTGGTAACAACACCTGCGTCCCAAGCATGTCCCGTCGCAGGAACAGTTTCCGTGTAGGTGTGGTTCTTATCATTCTTGCAGGTAAAGGTCTTGACGCCGTCCTCGGTGCAGGTAGGAGCTTTGGTGACAACACCCTCATCGTAGTTATGCCCCAGAGCCGCAATCTCCTCAGTCTTGGTCTCTGTGCAGCCGGTATTCTGGCACTTGTAGGTCTTTACACCGGGAGCCTCACAGGTAGCGGGCGTGGTGACAGTGCCATCATCCCACTTGTGCCCCAGAGCCGCGATTTCCTCGGTCTTAGTCTCTGTGCAGCCATTACGGGTGCAGGTATAGGTCTTAACACCAGCTGTCGTACAGGTCGCTGCTGTTGTGACTGTACCGGTATCCCAGGCATGCCCCAGTGCATTCGTATAATCGCGTTTTTCGGTCAGAGCGGAATCCTGGTCGCAGATGTAAACGGTATAACCCTTCTCTGTACAGGTAGGCGCTACCGTATTGCCCTTATGCCAGGTCTTTTCGACCATCGGGATATCTTCCGTGTAAGTGGCACCGCAGGAGGTGCAGGTAAAGGTCTTAACACCCTTCTCATAGATGGTAGCGGGCTTTGTGACCTTACCGGCATCGTAGGCGTGCGGCAGTTTTGCCTTGTAATCGCCCTTATAGGTCAGACCGGGGACCTCGTTGCACTCGTAGATGGTATACCCCTCAGCGGTGCAGGTCGGAGCAACAACGCTCTTGATATGATATGTCTTGTTGAGAGACGGGATTTCCTCTGTGCGCGTCTCATCGCATTCCTTGCACTTGAAGGTCTTGATACCGGTCTCGGTATAAGTAGCAGCCTTCGTGACTGTACCGCCATCCCAGCTGTGTCCCTTTGCCGGAACAAAGCGGTCATTGTAGTTCATGCCGCCCCACTCATGGCAGATATGCTCATCGTAGCCTTGCGTGGTGCAGGTCGCCTCATGACGGCGAACCGTGAAGGTGTATTTTACCTGAGGCTTTGCGGTAGGAGCCGGAGTAGCTGCCGGAGCAGGTGCCGGTGTTTTTGTCGCGGCCGGTTTGGTAGTTCCGCCGGAAGTCGAAGTGCCGGAACTCGGCTTATTCGTCTTAGTCGGCTCGCTGGTGGCGTTATCCTTCTTATCAGTGTTCTCAGCGGGCGTGGCGGTCGGTGCAGGCGTAGCGGTCGGTGCAGGTGTGGCAGTTACCTCCGGGGTTTCCGGTTCCACAGCCTGACTTTGGCTCGTGGTCACATCCGAACTCGTTGTATCGTTGGTGTTTTTCTTTTTCTTGCAGCCGGTCAAAGAAACCGCAACCGTAGCAGCTAAAGCTACAGCAAC